CTTTGGTCTTGCTACAAGCTCAACAGAAATTGAACGAAGCTGCTGCTGTAATGTCTCCACGGTACGCTACTGTAAACCCTGCCGCTAACGCTGGCTTGGTTGAAGGTATGAAAGGCTTATTCAACCCAACTGACACTATCAGCCGCCAATTCAAAAACGGTATGATGGGCGAAGGTGTATTAGGGTTTGAAGAAATCAATATGAGCCAATCTATCAGTCAGCATACAACTGGTACAACTCCAACTTTACCAATTGTTGCTACTACTGTAACTGCTGAAGGTTCTACATCATTAGCAATTAGCTTTAGCTCAGGTTCACCAACTTTCAGAATTGGTGATGTGTTTACTGTTGCTAACGTGTTTGCTGTTAACCCACAGACTCGTCAGTCTACAGGTTCACTACAACAGTTTGTTGTAACTGCTAACCTAGACATTTCTTCAACCACAACTGGTACATTAACAGTATCGCCAGCGATGTACACCTCTGCTAACGCATTGGCTACCATCAATGCGTTCCCACAATCTGGTGCTGCTTTAACTTTCCTAGGTGGATCTGCAACAGCTTACCCACAAAACTTGATCTATCACAAAGATGCGATCACTTTTGCGACTGCTGACTTGCTATTACCACAAGGTGTAGACATGGCTTCACGTCAAGTTCACAACGGTATCTCGAGGCGTATAGTACGTCAGTACGACATCAACAATGACCGTTTACCTTGCCGTATTGACGTTCTATACGGTTTCAGCGCAATCCGACCACAAATGGCTTGCCGTCTGTGGGGTTAAACCTAAATGCTCCCGTGTAAACGGGGGCTTTTTTAATATTTAAGGAGAATTATTATGGCATTACCTAATGGTGCAGGTGGTTATCAGCTAGGCGACGGTAACTTAACAGAAATTAATATGAGTACGCAAGTAGCCCCAACAGCTAAAGCAGCCGCAGCAACTTTAACAGCCGCTGAATTAGCAACAGGGATTATTACTTTTGACGGAACTGCGGGTGCGTTAACAGTACCCACAGGCGCTTTGTTAGACGCTGCGTTTCCTAGTATGAAAGTTAATAGTTCTTTTGAGTTTAATATTATTAACTTAGATGGTTCCGATGCAGCAACTGTAACGGCTAGCACAGGTTGTACGCTAGTTGGTGTAGCTGCTGTTGCGGCTAATACAGCGTGTACTTGGCGTGTTCGTAGGACGGGCGACGCAACGTATGTATTCTATCGCGTAGCTGGTTAATATTAATACCCCGCTTCGGCGGGGATTTTAAAAGGAAAAATTATGTCGTCTAATACCAAACCAATTGGCGTTGCTTTTGAAGATCAAGACATCATCGGATCTAATTTTGTATTAGCTGGTGGCGAGTTGGGTTACACCGCAGAAGCAAGCGGTACAGTAACTCAATTGACAGACAAGTCTACAGGGGTAACCTTGAACAAGTCTGCTGGTCAGATTACACTAAACGGCGCCGCTTTAGCTAACATCACAAACGTTTCGTTTACTTTGACTAACAGCACAATCAGCGCAAAAGACGTTATAGTTTTAAGCGTTGCGTCTGGTGCTACCGCTGGTGCATACAACTGCTGGATTTCTAGCAAAGCTACTGGAAGTTGCGTAATTACAATACGTAACCTTTCGGGCGGTTCGCTGTCTGAGGCTTTTGTGATTAACTTTGCAGTTATCCACGTTTTATAATGCTAAATGGGGGACTTCGGTTCCCCAACTAACTATGACTATATATCTAAGACATCCTGATCACGGTAGTAAAGTTGCTACGATGGAACAAGAAGCAGAATTTGATGAACAAAATGGCTGGGTGCGTTATACTACTGATACGCCATCCGAAGAAGAAGTGATTGCGGCTCCTGTTAACGTATTAGAGTCAAAAAGACGTAGAAAAATTATTGAATAGAAAATAATAATGTTAACTCAAGCTCAAGTTAAAAACTTATTTAATTACCATGAAGGTAAGTTATTTTGGCGAGTTAGATTAAATGCAAGAGCATCTATAGGCAGCGAAGCAGGGTGTCAAACATATTTAAGTGGTTTACCTTACAGAACTATTGGGATAAACAATAAAAAATATTTAACGCATCGTATAGTATTTTTAATGTTTAAAGGGTATTTACCTACTAAATTAGATCATTTTGATAGAAATACATTAAATAATTGTATTGAAAATTTGCGTGAAACTACATCGTCACAAAATGGGTATAACACAAAAATTTCTAATGTAAATACTAGTGGCGTTAAAGGCGTTAATTGGCATAAAATAGCTAAGAAATGGCGTGTTGAAATACGTGTAAATGGCGAAAAAAAATATTTAGGGCTTTTCTCAAATATTGACGTTGCAAAACATACAATTCAACAAGCTCGAATTAATTATCACGGCGAATTCGCCTGTAACAATTAAGGAAACTGTTATGGCAATTTATACCGCCAACGATCAAATTAATGGGGCGCTACGTCTATTAGGAGTATTGGCTGAAGGTGAATCGCCGTCTGCCGCCACATCGCAAGATGCTTTAGCTGCTTTAAATCAAATGATTGATTCGTGGAATACTGAGCGTCTATCAGTATTTGCTACGCAAGACCAAGTATTCAATTGGCCTCCAAATGTACTCAGTAGAACGCTAGGGCCTACAGGTGACTTTGTAGGTAATCGACCCGTTCTATTAGACGATTCGACTTACTTTATTGATCCTGCCAACGGTATCTCGTTTGGTATTAAGATGATTAATCAACAGCAATACAATGGTATTGCCGTTAAAACAGTCACTAGCACTTACCCGCAAGTCATATTTACCAATATGACGTACCCTAATATTGAGATGTTTATATACCCTAAACCAACTAAAGTGTTGCAATGGCATTTTATTTCGGTTCAGGAGTTAACCCAACCAGCTACGCTTGCAACTAACATATTGTTTCCACCAGGCTATTTAAGAGCTTTTAGATATAACTTGGCGTGTGAGTTTGCTGCCGAATTTGGCGTAGAACCAAGCCCACAAGTATCACGAATTGCAATAGCGTCTAAACGTAACATAAAACGTATTAACAACCCAGACGATATTATGTCTTTGCCGTACAGTATTGTTGGCACACGTCAACGCTACAACATATTTGCAGGCAATTATTAAGGATAAAGTATGTCAGATATAGCTATTACAGGTTTGCCAGCCGCAACTGCCGCTGCGCTTACGGACGTGTTTCCTATCGTTCAAAGTGATAATGTTACTAGGCAGATAACCAACGCATTAATATTTAACGCGCCTACTATAACTAGTCCTAATCTAATAACGCCTGCGTTAGGAACTCCTGCAAGCGGTAATTTAACTAACTGTACTGGAAGCCCCGTACTTACTACGCCCAACATAGGCGCTGCTACAGGCACTAGCTTATCAACCACAGGTAATCAAGTCATTTCAGGCGCGGGTAAGCAAGGCTACGCTACAGGTTCAGGCGGCGTAGTAACTCAAGCTACTAGCAAAGCAACAGGCGTAACATTAAGCAAACCGACAGGGCAGATTACATTAAATGGCGCTGCTTTAGCTGCGGACACAACCGTATCGTTTACCTTAACCAACACCGTAATTGAAGCCAATGATATTTTAGTGTTTAATCATATTAGCGGCGGTTCACCAGGCTCTTATTTGCTTAACGCACAATCGGCAGCGGGGTCAGCAACCATTAATGTGCGTAACATTACTGGTGGTTCGTTATCAGAAGCTATTGTGATTGCTTTTGCGGTAATTAAAGCCGTCATTGCATAACGTATGAAAACCCCGATTTTAGGCCAAGCGTATGTAGCTAGGACGATTAATGCGGCAGACAACCGCATGGTTAATCTGTTTCCCGAAGCAACGCCTGAAGGTAGTAAAGACACAGGTTTTCTGAATAGAGCGCCAGGGCTTAGAACATTAGCTAATATCGGTACAGGCCCTATTCGAGCTGTATGGGCAAATCAAACACGCGGTGAAGATGCTTTCGTAGTGTCAGGTAGCGAATTTTACGGCCTAAATACTAATTACGTGTCTAGGTTAATAGGTACAGTAAGTGGCACAGGCCCTGTATCTATTGCCGACAATGGCACGCAATTATTTCTAGCGTGTAATCCTGATGGGTTTATATACAACAAAGCCACGCAAGTTTTTCAAAAAATTACCGACCCCGATTTTGCAGGCGCTATAACTGTTGGCTACATAGACGGCTATTTTGTCTTTAACCAACCAGACTCTCAGATTGTTTGGGTTACAACCTTACTAGACGGTACATCCGTTGACCCACTAAATTTTGCTAGTGCTGAAAGCGCGCCTGACATTCTATTATCCTTAGCGGTTAACAATCGT